GTATCACCAACATCACAACCAATCTCTAGTACCTTTGGTTTGTCCATCTTTGCGACCATGGCACCTAGACCATAACCAGAACACTTGAATATTGGTTGACCGAATGCTTGTGTTTCGGTGTTAAATGTAATAACGTCACTCATAATTAAACCTTATATGTAAAATAGTTGTCAGGATCTTTTTGTTTGTATTTTATTTGAATGAATTTTCTCCATTCAGGTACACGGTCGTATTGATGCACGATGTAAAACGGTTCACCATTACAAGTTTTCACGATACCATCTTCCATAAATGGTTCATCTTCCGTTAGATTTGGACGGAATGAATCCATCTTTGTAGGATCAGCAACAGTACCTGCTTGACAAGCCCAACGCATGAATTGTGGTGCTTTGTATACCACATCTTTATATGGCTGTGTATTAATCAATACATTGAATACTGCTTGGTCAACGATTGGAATAGGACGGTTGGTTCCGTTGGTGAAGATATTGAACACCAAATCTTTCATGTATTCTGAAGAACCACCAAGAACACCAACATTATAAATTTCTTCTTCTTTGAACTTTTCGTGAACATATGGTCCATAGGCTTGCATTAAGTTTTCATTGCCCCATGGTTCATCTTTGTATTTCAAACATTCTGAGCCAGCAACAATTTGTTTCATATCACGAACACCGATGTTGTGATAATCTAGAAACTTAAATGCATCATCTTGGAAGTATACATCTTTCACATCAGTAGTGATGACATATTCAAACTGTTCCCAATTTTTATACAGAAAGTCGTAGATGGAAAGGAATCTTAATACATGAACAGGAATGTTTGCCTGTGGCATGTCAACAATAGTAAAATTGTTATTAATTAACCATTGTCTTGTTTCAACTGTCGCATTACCAACACACATAACCTTAACTGCATCTGGCATGTGTTCGTTTGCTGATAGAACCCAAGGTTTTAGTTCATTGATTCCATAATTTGTGCAACCACCAATTAAGAGGTTCTTTTTTGCCATGGTAAAACTCCATTATATTTGTCATTCATAATCTTGTTGCCGTATTCAAAGAATTCTGGTTTAACAGAACCTGCATTACCTGCAACTCTATAATTTACACTATATTCACGTGTGCAATCGTATTCCTTAAAATGTTGTGATAGAACGGATAAGAATACTCTATCTTGGCCCCAACCGCCATGCCACACCTGTGCTAATTTTATCGCAATTTGTGTTTTAAGGCAATAACAATTAGTATCTATGTGATTATAATCACCACTAAAAACTGGCCATTTACCCAATGATTCACAATCGTCATTGACTAGGAAATTGCCATCTTTGTCACATATCTTGCGTAAAGAATATGTCCAATCGAGTTTATTTACTTTGATGTTGTCTATACACAATTGCACGTGGTTAACGTCTAACCAACAATCCTGGTCAAGATACAGTACATATTCTGTATTGATTAGGTGTGTGAATGCCGCATAGATTCGGTGTCCATAGAAACCATTGGCACCAACGTTAACTGGTAAATATCCAAATTTCATTCTAGGATTACCAGCATACTCATCACAAATCACTTTAACTTTACCATAATGTTGTTGACCATCACAAACAACATAACAATCGGTAAGATAACTTTGATTCAATACACTTTCAATCGCCTTCCGTAACTCTGGTGCACCAGTAGTTGGAATAATCACAGTCGCAGTCATAATCAATCCTCAAGTAGTTTCTTTATTCTTCCTATTTGTTTATCCAAGGCCGGTTTACGGTTTGGCCAATATATGTATTCTTTATCTCCAGTATCACGGAGTTTTTCTAAGAATGGAATGATTAACGCAGCTAAATCTTCCAGTTTATGTTGGTAATGTTGTGCAGTCTCATCAGCTGCAATCTCTGCTTTGTGTTTTATTTTAGCTTCATATTCTTCTGCTGATATGGCAGAGAAACCAAAGTCATCATCACTATCAATTATGTTTTTCATATTTAACTGTATTTAATAAAAATGCTACTGTTTTTGGTTGCTGAAGAACCATAACCAAATAATGCTTTGGTAACTTCATCTTCTTTACCACTCTTTTTCAAAGCATAACAAAATGCTACACCAAGATACTTTGACATCCACCAAGTCTTGTCTTTCTTCTGATTCATCTTAGCTTCTAGTGCTAAGTCTGCAACAGATTTTTTGCTACCGGATAAGTCTTTAAACATTTTGCTAAATTCTTCAAGTACTTTATCTGTGGGTTTTTCAATGTTAGAACCCAAAGAAGATGGTTTTTTCAAAGTTGATGAATTGACACCACAATCTTCAGCCAAAGACATTACAATGCCACCACCGATTTTGCCGCCTGCAGCCGTCTTACCCTTAATCTCACCTTGCCATGAGGATGGTACTGGTCTACTTGAGAAATTTCTTAATTGAATTTCTCCGTCTTTACCTTCAGATTTGTATTGTATGTATATGTCCTTAGATTCACTCATAACTGGACCCAATTTAAATTTGGTGAATTCTGCGGCCGGCGGTTTGCCATCATTATATAACTTTGATGTTGCTGGACCTTTTGGTATTTTTTTGAGTGAAATGCCAACCAGTCTTTTTGCTTGATACTCATCGTAAATGTAACGATTGTATTCTTGTAGTGTTGGCCAATCACCTTTAAATTTGAAATCACTTTTGACCATCCAAATGTCTGCTGGATTCCATTTGTCGTCACCAGTGATGCCACTTTCTTTTCTGAAACGGCCAAACTCTTTGTAAATTTGACCGACCAGTTTTCCACCACGGTAGAATTTGTAACCAGATCCTTTTGACAATTTGAAATCAGCAAATATCTTATTGGCTGTAACGATAACACTATGATACCAATCAGCATCCAGTCCATTGATACATTCTTTCAAGGTTCGGTCACAATCGGCTGTACCAATGGTCTTACTGTTAATCTCAGTAATATCAGTTAAGTCTTTTCCTATAAATTGTCTAGTTGCACAAGCATAAGCTTGTAAACTTTCTGCTAAAGCTGTTACTTCTGCACCTGCACCGGATTGAGCCATTTTGAACCTCAAATGGAATTATTTATCTGATAATCTGAATCTCTTTTCCAGAAGTCCAGACCTCAAGTTCGTCACGTAGACGACCTTCATTGTGGAGTGTAACATAACGATTTATGGCCTTGTTTCTCCACCATTCAATCAAGTTTGCCAGTTTGTGTTTTTCGTAGTTTTCACCAGGAATAAGCACGTCCGTCTTACAGTTTACATAATCAACCATGTTCTTAAAACCATAATCACTGATGTAATACCGTTTCTGTTCTGTCAACCCTTTAGCCTTCTCAATCGTTGCTAAGAATGTATCCCCTTCAGGTGTTCCTTTTAAGGCTGCTTTAGTAAGGGAAATAATCTTCATGGAAATTTTAAGTTTCTTACTAGAAGCATCATCTTCAACCAATGGACCAACTCTTGCCTGTACAAAGTCACGTAAGTCAGAATAGGGTTTACCATGCATCATTGGCAAGAAGTCACTATCTGTCAAACCTTTGTATCTGATATATGGTTTCATACCATCATATTGTGATACTGTCTTAGAACTACCATACAAAGAAGTTGTCTCAAAGAGGCACAAGTTCATTCCATATTTCTTGTTGACAATCTCACGCACTTCATGTGAAGTACAGATTGCAGCCAACAATTTACCACCAAGGTAATTGTAACCGAATGGTTGTGCAGGAACAATCACAAAACCCATCATCGCAGAATCATTGAATCGTTTACCCCACTCTGGTTGTTGTGTAAACACTTGTCCAAGCATTTCATTTCTTGGTTTACAGTTGATTACAGGTGAACCAAGACGAATGAAACCAACGAACTTTCCTGTGTTCTTTTCTTTGACTGCCAACTTTACATTACGACCAACAGGTGCAATGTTCACATGCGATGATGTAATATCGAGTAAGGTTTCCCATGTCTCGGTTGGTATCTCACATACTTCAAAATCCATATCTTTTGGATGCATCGTGAAATCTTGGAATAGGTCATCTTCGATTGGGAATAGTGGGTTAGTGGGAATATCGGCCAGAGAGTTTAACTTCTGGTCACGCATGTACTCATCAATTCTATCAAAGTCACCAAAGTAATCTTCAAATGCTTTGGCACAATGAACTGCATCATTAAATTCTAATTTCATATCTTAAATCCATCAAACGATTTTTTCTGTGGTCTTTCTCTGTCACCAAATGTATTTAATGGCTTATCCTGACCAGAATCTGCCAAACCATTTTGACCAGATTGTTCAATATCATACAGTTTCATTTTTGCACGGTCAATACCAACAGTAAATCTCTTATAATAACCTGGGTCATTATAACGATTCTTCAATTGTTTCACCATGATTTGACCCAGTTCTTCCAGTTCTTCGGATGAAATGAGAGCAAACATCAAGTCAGCGGTCGCTGGCAAACCAAAACTCTCACTGGTATCTTCGAGTCCAGGGTCTGAACTTGAGTAACCGGATCTTGTGGTTTGAGTTGCAGAAACAACTGGTACTCCGAACTCAACTGCAAGGCCACGCAATTCTTCGGCAATGGCCTTGACGTATGTATAGGAATTAATATTTGCTCCTGCTTTGATTCTTGATGAACAGCATATATTAAGATAATCAATAAAAATGATGTCAGGAACAAAAGACTTTTTAAGGTTAAGTTCGTTAAGTAAAGTGCGAAAGTGAGTGGCAGACGCAGAAGCTGTTGGGTATTCTTTGATGATAAGTTTTCCCACAGTTTTTTCACGGAGTTTTTGAATTCGTTTATCATATAATTCCTTAGACAAATTGGTCAATTCGTCCATAGTCACATTCAATAGGTTCGCATCAATACGTTCAGCGATGCGTTCTTCTGACATTTCCATGGTGATGTAGAGTACATTCTTTCCTTGTGTCATACAACCAGCGGCAACGTGACACATGAATAATGACTTACCGACACCAGTACCAGCCAAAGCAATGTTCAAAGTCTTTGCAGGTAAGCCACCTTTTGTAATCTTGTTGAAGAACTCAAGGTCGAATGGGATTCGTTCTTCGTGTCTGTGGTAGAAGTCGTATCGTTCATCCGAATTCTCCAAATAGTCGTGGCCAACGGAACTGTCGAAACTTACCGCAAGTGCATTTGATAGTAAAGATGGTATCGTTCCTTTGTCGTGAGTTTTGTCTTTCCCGTCAAGGATTGAAATAGAATTAAGAACCGCATTGTATATTGCTTTTTCTTGGCAAAATTGCTCGGTCTTATCAATGAGCCATTCAATTTTAGAGACCTCCGATTTAGATGCATCAATCTCTTTGAGACTAGATTCACATCCTTCCACTTCATCGTCTGTAAGATTTCGTTTCTCTTTGATGGCCAGTCCAATTGCTTCAATAGTCGGTGTGCTATTGTAAGTCTCAACGAATTTGGTAATCTCTGCAAAGAGAGTGCGGTCAATTCTGTCGGTGAAATATTCACTTTTAAGGAAGGGCAAGACCTTGCGTAGATACTCGTCATTATAAATTAGATTCTTTAGAATCGTTTGTTCCAGTTTCATCAATTACTTCCTGTTCAATATTGTTTGACATGATTTCACACAACAAGTCACCAATATAGTTCTTAAAATCTTCATCTTTTTCCAGTTTCTTGGGTTTCATAACTGGTGATTCTAACACATCATACGCAAAAAGTAAATAGACCTGGTCGTTTTCTTCCTTAAACTTAACTTTACCATATTTGTAAATGGTATCTTTATAAGGACCCTCTAGGAATTTAATGTGTACCGATGACTTATCATCCTTAGGATATATGAAACAATAATCAATACCTTCAATCAGCTCCATTTGTAGTCTCCACTTCAAACGCCTCATCAATATCACTTGCAAGGATTTCTCCTGCTGCTACACGATATTTGTCCTCAATAAATTGTTGGAATGTTTTATCTTTTAGAATTGGAATCCAGAACTCTTTGGTTTCTGTTTCCTTCAAACGGTATTTCTTATCTTCAACTTCACCTGTTGCAGAATCTACCTTTGAATACCAACCATTGCTAGGTTTGACAACGTGTTTGGATTCAAGTGCAATATCCAATAGACCAGACCACTTGCTGATACCACCATCAAAAGATACTGATACAGGGATTTTAGATTTTTCTTTAACATATCTAGATTTTTCTACGTTGATAATGAAGTTATAACCTACAACTTCAGTACCTTCTTTTTCTTGTTGACGGCCGATAATGAAAATGTTATCAGCAGAGTAGTATGAACCAGTACCACCACCAACGATATCTTTAGGGAACATACCGATTTCTTTGTATGTGTGATTGACAACAATCATTGGAATGTCTTTCAAAGACAAGTGTGGTGTTACCATACGGAACAAACTCTTAACTTGTTTTGCACGTGACATATCAGCAACAGATTTACCTTCTAGTGCATCATCAACTTCTTTCTTTGATGCCAAGTTACCAATAGAGTCAATGACAATAATCAATCTATCACCACGTTCCAAATTGGTCAACTGTTGCATCACATCAAATTTCAACTGTTCAATATCCGTAAGAGGAGTATGGAGAACACGATTGGTATCAATACCAAAGGAATCGAAATAAGACTGAGGAGTGCCGAATTCAGAATCGTAAAACAAAAGAGCAGCGTCTTCATATTTGTCCAAGTAAGATTTGGCCATCAATAATGAAAATGCTGTCTTAAAATGTTTGGATGGACCCGCCCACATTGTAAGACCTGGTGTTAGGCCACCATCTAATTTACCTGATAGTGCCACGTTGATAATTGGCACCGCTGTTGGAATCATATCTTTGTCATTAAAGAATTTAGATTTCGCCAAGATAGCAGATTCTTTGATGCTGCTGTTCTTTTTAATTTTGTCAAGAATACTCATTTATTTTCCTTTTTCACGAAATGTATATGGATCATTATAATCATACTTAGGTTCAAGTACCTTAGTCTTTACTTCAACGTTTGGAGATGTGATTGCTGGCATAGATTCACCAGTTGCTTCATCCAAAATAAAAACATTGTTCGTTTCAATTTCTATTGTGTTGTGTGGAACTTCTTCAGGAACCAATTCCATTTTTACTTCATTGACTTCCTGATTTGGTGGTGCCGGCATCGGTTTCAAGTTCTCAAAGTGCTTGAATGGTTGTTTCAAGTATGCACGATTGTCAATTACTTCTTCCTTGAATTCTTCTATCTCTACCAATTCTTCTGCTGTTGGTTTTTCACCTACATCAGCAACATAAATTGGTTCAGGTTCATAATTTTGTTTTGGTTTTGGTTGCATTGACATATTTGCTGCAATCAACAACAATACTGCCAATGGATCAAACACCACCATAATCAACATAATGACAAGTCGAACAGCCTTGTCAATAATATCAGTATCACCAGAACCGTAGATTAGTTCCGCCACATACTTAATCGGTCCAAAATCGCTTTCCGCTTTCTGTAACTCGTTCCGTAACGGTAATTTTTCCTCAGAGAGTTGACTAATTGTTTTCTGGTAAGTTTCGTTCTCAGCCTGGATACGGCTGCGTTCCTTTTGTTGATTCCTTCTGATGACCACGGAGTTAGCGACACCTTTTTCATCATTACTGCGGCCCAAACTTTGGTCCACGTGTTCATCCATTTGTTTAATCGTCTTACGATTGGCATCCAAGTTCTCCTTTGCAACTCTAATTTTTTCATCAATCAATTGAACCTTGGCAGCAAGCGGTGCAGTATCAGCAGAATGTTCCAAATGTGCCTTGGACAAATAACCAAAGATACCCATACTGGTAATCAACATTAGAATTATTGATGCAACCGTTAGGTATGATTTCATACCAATATGTGCAACCTTCCAGTTTCGATACAACCAAGATACTGTTACGAGTTTGGCACCTTCAAGTACCGAACCCATAATAATAATTGGCCAGAACGAACCAGGAAAGATTGCAGCCAATCCAATAACAGAATAATATGCAGCAACACCAGACAATGCTAGTGCTGTCAATAATGTTAAGAAAATCATCCGAAAAAACTCTCCAAAGTATTAGTCTTTTCTGCCTGCCAACCCATACATTTTAGAATAACACTAATTGGCTCCAGAAACGCTTTGTCGAATTGTACATCATAATCAATAACATCGTCAAGCCCAAATTCTTTAGGAATTCTGGATGGGAAAGATACCACATCTTCTTTGAAATGATTTGGTAATTTCAGATAGGTAAACTTAATCTTTTCACCTTCTTGAATTTTTGGATACTTCTTCTCCAAACCCAACAATTTCAAGTTGTGGTTATAAATGATGGCACCACGAACGTGAATTGGTGTACCTTTTTTATACAAGGTTACCGAATCTGAATAGGTACGCAATCCATTTAGACCACGTGGGAAAGATATTTCTTCCGCTGGTAACTTTTTGAACTCTGCTCTAAAATCGGCAATAAAGTTTTGCACATCAGATTCTGTACCAGTCATCATCAACTTCACCGATTCCCACATCTTTTCACGGATGGCCGATGGTGTGGATGATTTAATCATTTCTAAACCCATGACTTTAATCTTAGGTTCAGCATACTGCACACCTTCGTTGTTATACACGTTTAGAATATAACGCTTCTTGGCAGTCCATACACCTTTGTCGGATAGACCTTCACGTTTCATTTGCATCTTTTGTGCATATGCGTGAACATACTCAGACAACTCTTTGTATGACTTGTCGATATATGGTTGTAGTTTATCTTCACAAACTTTATCCATGAAACTAATCATACGACCAGGAATTTGTTGTTGGTGTTCCGTGAATACCGTATCAACAAGTTCACCCATGCGTAGATAAATTGAATCGGTATCTGATGCGATTACATAATCAACATTATCCGATTTCAAAATCTTATTCATGTATTCGTTTATTTTGTTTTCAATCCATCTAATAGATAGTTGACCTGCGGTGGTAACTCCCAAGGCCATACGTAAATCATAGAACCTAAAATACTGGCTACCCAAAGCACCGTAAGCACTATTAAGTGAAACTTTTTTCGCCAATTGAAGATTGTCGTATCTCGCAATTCGTTTTTCAATGTCGTACTTTTTACTTTCATCTTTTTCATTTTCATATTCTTGTTTAGCCTGAAGCATCAACTTCTTGAACTTCTTACGGTCTTCATACATTTCTTCCATCATCTTAGGCAAGAAACCTTGTTTGTCGGTACGGAAGAATTGACCGTTTGGTGTAATCGTATAACCATTCATATTTGATAGATTAACTGACTTAACCAATAATTTATCAACGCTTACGCCTTGTGATAGAATACCACGCATTTCTTCTGTGTAGTTTTCTGGCTCAATCAAAGTTTCTGGTGAAATGTTATATTGCATCATCAAGTGTGGATACAAACTATTCAAGTCAAAGGATGCAACCCATTTGTGTTGGCCAACTTGTGGTTCTTTTACATATGCACCTTCAAACGCAGAATCTTTGTCCTGCACTTCACGTGGTGGTACGATGATGCCTTTGTTCAGCAGATATGAATATGTCATTGAATCCCACATACGGGTCTGTGCAAATACATCTTCATAATTACACTTGGTATCATAGGCCAAGGTAAGTGCCAGTTCCAACAACTTCAGTTTATCTTCCAACTTCAAAATCAACTTAACGTCTTTGATGTTATATTCAATAAACTTTTGATAGTTCAAACGATACAACTGGTGCAAGTTATCATATTCATCATATGAAATCTTACCTTCACCGAGTTCCACTTGTGCAATATTATCCAAACGGTAAGATTCTTGTGACTTACCACCCGGCGCATACCATTTGTAGAGTTCAATATAATCAAGTGATTCGACACCAACAAAACTATATGCAATCATTTGTCGACCATTAATCACAGTCTTGCGTTCAGAGATATAGTTCCATGGTGATAACTTCTTGGCCAAATCTTCGCCGAGAATCTTACGAAAACGGTTGACCAAATATGGAATATCAAAGAACTTGGTGTTCCAACCAGTGATAACATCTGGACATTGTGCCATCCACAATTCTAAGAATTGCTTGCAAAGTGAATATTCATCTTTACATTTAACATAGATTTCATCACCTTGAGTTTCATAATCACCACAACCGAAAACATAAGTCTTGCCATTTAGATATGTGATTGCAATGGCCGTGATTGGTTCGTTGGCCATGTATGGATCAGGGAAACCATTTTCAGAACCAACTTCGATATCGACAATACCAATTAAGATTTTGTCGAAGTCCCAATCAACCATTTCTTCATGTTGCTCGGCAATAAATGCATACTCATAACGAGTGTTGCCATAAATCTTAACACCGCCAGCGACACCATCAAACTTTTTGACGTAATCTCTTGCTTCGTAGATTGAATCGAATGTTTTTTTGTCTAGGTATTTGTCATCCAAAGTTTTGTATTGTGTAACTTTTTTGGATGGTAGATATAGAGAAGGTGTGTAGTCCACTCTTTGCTTGACACGTTTACCGTCCATGATGCCACGGTAAAGAATCCTGCCACCAAGATTCTGAACATTAGTATAAAAATTTGCCATTAACCTGTAATAATTTGTTGTGAAGAAGTGCCTTCATTATACATTCTTTGATACTCTTGCACAAGCTCTTCGTCAGGTACATATGAATAAACCACATGTAAAGGTTCCAACATTAGTGTGCTTGGTTGTTGCATACTAGAAAATGTGGGAAATGGTTGGAATCCCATGCTAGGTTGACCACCTGCGATTTGTGAGGGAAACATTCGTAGGGTTACTGCTTTAGATACCGACAGTCTACCCTCTGGTGAAACTGAGGTCATTCCAATGATTTCTTCACCGGTAACCAGTTTGATTGCCATAATTTTCATAATTTGATCCTTATCAAAAATTCATAAATAGTATAGTATTATATATGGTTTTGTCTGGACATGCAATATGTCCGTGCGTTGTTTACCTAAACTGACAACATCATTTCCCACATGGATCCACTAACATTATTTGCGCTCGCCAATGGTGCCGTTTCGGCTGTCAAGGCGGGTTGTAAACTTTACAAAGATATTAAAGGTGCCGCCGGAGAAGTCAAAGACGTTCTCAAGGATCTTGACGAACAGTTCAAGAAACTTCATCCGCCGGATAAACCTCCTACTGTTGAACAAAAGAAACAGTTTATTGAGGAAAAAGAACGAATCAAGAAATTGAATCAATCCGATCCTGGGGATGCCTACGACCAGATTGCTGAGCAATTATCGGTATATTTTGAAAACTATGCCAAGTGTATTGCTATCTTTGAACAAGAAGAAGCACAAGCGCAACAAGTTTATACAGGTGATGCATCAGTTGGTAAACGTGCGTTGCAACGTGTTGTTATGCGTAAGAAGTTGGAACATATGGGTGTTGAGTTACGTGAATTGTTGGTATACCAATCGCCACCTGAACTAGGTGCATTATATACTGATGTTTCCGAAATGATGGAAAAAATCACTAAGGAACAAACAGTAGCAATTGCCAAAAAAATGAAACAGGATCACGCTGATGCTATTAGAAGAAAAAAAAGATTGCAGAGATTGAGAATTGAAATTGCCTGGGGTATAAGTGTTCTTGTTATGGTCGCTACAATCAGTTTATCTTTTGTAATGTTAGTTGAAGATAGAATTAGGAAATATCCTCATTTAGGTGATGGATGGATACCAACAACACCAGAACAAAGAAGAATAGACGCTTTACCGAAGCGATACATAGGACGTTAATGTTAAAAGATACAATAAGTTGGTTATTGAAACAAGGATTATTATTTGCAACACTTTTGATTAACTTATTATCCGCAGGTATCACAGTTTTGTTATACCTATTGATTGCTTTTGCTTTGTCTTGGTGGAATAAAAATACATGAGAAAATTTTTTGCTGCGTTATTGATGTTACCTTTTTTGTCCTTAGCGGCACAAAAACCAATTGAAATTACAGCAAAAAGTTGGTTGGTATCCTCACAAGGTAGAATTTTACAAGGTGAAAATACTACGGAAGTTCGGTCAATCGCAAGTATTACAAAACTGGTGACCGTGATGGTGTATGTGGATGCATACAAAAGTGTTACATCCAAAAAGTACCAGGAACTCATCCAACGAACCCTAATCTCATCTGACAACCACGCTGCGAATCTTCTGTGTAATGACTATCCGGGTGGCCGGAATGACTGTATTTTTATGATGAATTTGAAGGCAAGGGAACTAGGATTGGTTCACACCAAGTTTGTGGACCCAACCGGACTATCTGTGTTTAATATCAGTAATGCGGAAGAATTAGTTAAGATTGTGGAGGCTGCCAGTAAATATCCAGAAATTGTAAAGGCATCCAACACTAAAATTAGAAACACCAATCCGTTGATTGGTAAACATCATTTTGTAGTAAGTAAAACGGGATTTATTAATGCTGCTGGTGGTTGCATCGTTGCAATGACCGACCAGAAAGTTGTGGTGATTCTGGGAAGTAAGAACACTCACACCAGAATACCTGAATTGGAAAAGTTACTTAGACTTTAACTTTTGTTCTGTTTCAATTTGCTTGAAGGCATCGTCCTCTGCCTTGGCATCATCTTGTTCTTGTGGTGTTTTTTTACCAAAGATTTTGTCCCAACTATTTGCAAAGTCATCATACTTCACACTATATGGACGTGGACTAGAACCTTTACCACCATCTGACATATTACTCTCCGTAAATTAAAACAACGTGTTCAATTTTGAGTACGTAATGCTCACCTGATTTGATTGCGCCGTTCCAATTCAATAAAACGATATCACCAACAGCAACTTCGTCAACATCAGGACCAATTGCAATAACTTTTGCACGGTCTGGTTCTTCTGAACTTCTTAGAATGATACCTGAGGATGTGGTTCTTTCAGCTGCAATTCGTTCAACAATAATCTTATCATGTAATGGTCGCATTATAATCCTCAATAAAATGGTTGCAGAGGGTGGACTCGAACCACCGACCTCCGAGGGTATGAACCTGGTGAGATAGCCTCTTCTCTACTCTGCT